CTCTTGTAGGAGCATCTGGTAGTTCTATGAAGTTCTTAACGAAGGCTTGTTCATCTCTTGAGAGTTGCCCTCTTAAGTGTATCTGTACTAACAACTCAAAGAGGTTGTTTAGGTTGTTCCTATTGATTAGGACATTTGAGCTTTTACTTTCCATTACATTCTTATTAGTCGTAGTCTTCTTTGGTATTTGCGTATGAGTAGAGCGTTGTTGGTAATCGTGTCTTGCAACTCTGTACTCCAACCGAATCTACTTGCCTGTATAGACAGGTTCACATTGTCAATCATTAGCATCTCCAGAAACTTCTGTAGTTCTCTAATGTGTTTTCTTTTTCGTAGTATCGTCTTCATATCTTTTTAGTATTTTCTCTAACGCTTGGCAGCGAAGGTATTCCCTGCGGAGCATATATAGTACCATTATGGTAACAAGGATTAGACTAATCATTCTCTATTCCGTTATCGCCTAAATCTCGTAGACATAAATCTGTTATACTCATCTCTCTTTGGTGTTAAAGGTCGTGTTCTACATTCTGTCTCTCAACATACCTGCGCCACATATTAGCAGCCCAAGCCTTTCTCTGCATCTTGTTAGGATACACCTTTCTTAACCTCGCATTTGCTATGCGTAGGAATTGGTTCATCTTGTTCATAGTAATTGATTTTGTAGGATGGGGGGGAGTTGAACCCCCCTTGCAGTATAGATATTCTAATGGTTACCGCCCAATATCTATCTACCTCCATTCATCCTTTGTTCGTGTATCTGGTTTAACATCTCTTTGTACTGTGGGTAATCACCATACTTGATATGGCAAGGGCGGCAGACCGCCATAAGATTCTCTATGTGATCCTTTGACTTACTGCCTCCACTACCTCTATTGTCTATGTGGTGAATGTCGTTGGCTCGTGTCCCACAAACCTCACATCCTATGAAGTCATCTAACACATAGCCGAAGTAGTCCATATATATCTTGGTGTGCTTTTTCACAACTCTCCGCTAATGGTATAGTTGTTAATCATTTCTTGTATCTCCTCCAGAGGTCTATTCTCAAAGAAGTCGTGGTATTGATTTAAAGCAAACATTACCTTCTCCTCTCCCTTGTTGAAGAACTCCTCACTAACGGAGTAGACTCCTACATCACACGAGAGCTTGTCTATTACCAAGAACTTAAACTTGGTATAGTCTACATTGAATAGTCGGCAGTATAGATATACTTGTACATCATAGGAGTATTTGTGTCTTGCGGAATACACAAAGTTGCGTAGGTCACTTGTAGTCTTGAGGTCTATGATAGTACCATCGTTCTTTATGATGTCAGCCTTACCTCTAAACGGATAACCCTCTACATAGTCTACGGCAGGTACTTCAAAGGTAGAATCTCGTAGTAGCTCTACTGCTTGGTGATTCTTGAACAGGGCTTCAGTCATACGCTCTGCAAGTTTACGCTCCTTTGTAGTGTAGAGTAAGTGGTTGGGGTGGATTGCTTTCGCCTCTTTCCACTTCTTGGTATTCTTACTTGCTACATCTATGAAGGTCATCTCGTTGATCTTATGAGGTTCTAATACCATTGTGTGTATTAGCCTACCATCTCGTAGAGCTTGGCTATTGGTCTCCTCACCGTACTGCATTAGATTGTAGTAGGTTCTTGGAGAGTCCAGAAGTTTCTTTAGGTTAGATGAACTGAACGCTACCTTACCGAGATAGCCATAGTAGAAGTCATCTTCAATAGCTTGTTGTACAAGCCATTCTTGAGAGTGTTGCTCACCATTGAGCATTGTGATTTGTTTTGACATAGTGTTTTAATTTAGTAATTATAATCCGCAATATCCAGAGTCACACTCATTGAAGTCATCGTCAAAGAGAGTTACCTGTGGTTTCCATTTAATAATATCCGAATACTTAACATCGGAACGGAAGGTACTCCCTGCCTCTTCTTCTAACGCTGCAAACCATTCCATCTTCTTCGGTTGTTTCTCGTGCATCTTCTTTAATAGTAGTGGACTTCTCCACCAACACCCAACACAATTATTCATATAAGCGAATCGTACAGGCTTGTCTTTCCAATACTCTTCAATCGTGTCTTTAAACAAATGAGCATCTATTAGAGGAAACTCTGGTTTACAATACTCAATAGTCTTCCATTTGTTTTGAGTTCCTGTCTTTGTTCTGCCAACAATAATCTTGACTTCAGTCATACCATTGTCATTAGTCTTCTCCATCATACGCTTTGCCCTTCCTTGCTCATTAGCACGATAGCCAAAACGCATAGCGACATCTCCCTCAATGTTCTTGTACCTCCATTCTGCAATAGGAATAGTCTTCATATCGGTAGTGCAATATCTCGTAACCTTGTTCGGTAGGTAGTAGCCACCATTCTTCATACGATAAGACTTTACGGTATCCTCAAAGGTCTTACCTGTAACCCAAGTGATGGGTCTGCCGATATACTGCTCAAGGTCAAGCATAGTATAGATAATCATATCGTCCTCTGCCGTTCCAATGAACGGAGCTTGGATACGATCCTCAACCTCCTTGCGAATCTTCTCGTCTGGGAACTTACAGTTGTTATCCTCTATACGCACAAGAGAGAACACATCATAGTCCGCAGGATAGTTGGCTGCGATATAACTTGATGTCTTCCCTCCCGATAAACTATTTAATGTTTTCATCGTGTCAATCCCATAGCTTGAATAAAGCGTTGACCCTTATCGTAGTCAATGCCTTTAATGAGTCGGTAGATAAAGGCTGATGCCCTCTTGATAGATTCCATCTCTGCCTTGCTTGTCTCCTCTCCTGTATTCGCATACATCTGTGCATCTATGTGCAAGAGTTGGTCTATCGTCTCTTTGTCGCTTAACGCTTCCTCAAATATGATTTGAGCATCTAATATAGCTTTGCTATGTGTCATCATTTCTGGTAGTCTATTTGTCGTGTGATTATTTCCTCTTCGTCATCGCAGGAGCAACTCTCCTTCTCACAATCGTGGCAACAGTTACATACCCAACTATCGTCACAATACTCATAGCAGATGTCACATTGCCTTGCTTGATCCTCTTGGTACGAAGCTAACTCTCTATCTAAATAGTACATTATATTCTCTCTATTAGTTCGTAGATAAATAGAAAGAACGCTATGCCTATAGCAGAAGCGATGAATAGTGTGCCTCCGTACAGGAGGTCTTCTTTAAGGGTGTAGATTTTCTTTGACATAATAATTTTGGTTTCTGCTAATATACACAAATAAGTTAACAATCTACATAGGGATAGAAATTTCTTGAAAGATTATGTCTTGCACATCCTCTATCCTCAAGTATGTAAACACATCCTGCTTACCGAATCTGCCTATCCATTTGTACAAACCCTGTGAAGGTTTCACCCTATTCTTTCTCGTAACATTCTCTTGGGTAAACTTATCACACAACTCTATAGCCTTCAACCTCAACTTGTCCTTCTCCATCACATAGAACCTATCGGGAAACTGAAAGGCGATGTACTCTGCTTTAGAATCTTTAGCACACCATCCGTGATAACCCCACACATTAAGAAACTCCAGAAGAATGAATCCGTGCTTATGCATCGGCTTGAGTCCCTTGACATCTACGAACTTATCACCCCAATAGAAATCAATGTGCTTCTTGTCATCTTCAATCTCGGACTTGACTGCTCCTGTAAGAGCCTTGAACAACTCCTCACCATCCTTACCTATAGATATGCAATGGTCAGTTCTTTCATCGGATTGATTCAATCCTTTCTTGAGATATGTGTTTAGGCTATCGGAACTCATTAAGGTCTGTGTCTTTTAGTTTCTTGTCCCCATCATAGAATGAGAACCTGTTATGTGTATACTCTACACGAAAGCCTCCGTAAGAGCCACTAACATCAAACTTGTACTCGTCTTTACCGTGTAATGTTGTGATGCCTTCAGCCTCTTTGTATTCCTTGATCTTATGACCTTGAGTCCATAGGTATACAAGTAGGAGTTTACTAACCTTCGTATTCTCCATATATCTTCTTGAGGTCTGCAATATGTGTTGACCATTCTCTCGGATTACAAGAACAAGGAATGTAATACTTGTGTTGGAATACTCTTGAGTGTATCCTGCTCAATGGCTCTTGGTACATCTCTTTAACCTCTCTACCATTAAAGTCATTAAAGAACTGCTTGAGGGTCGTGTACTCCCCTTCTTCCAGACACAATGGTTGTGTTCTTCTTGGGAACAACTTATTGAGCTTTGCCTTACGAGCATCACACCCACAATCAATTCCTGTAAGTTCAGCAAAGGTGTCTACTACTTTCTTAATTCCTGTAGCCTTTGTGATCTTCTCAATGTCATCTCCTAAACCTTTAGATTCTTTCGCTTTCACCGTTTTGGTAGTCTTCGTAGTCTTCGTTGATTTTTTCTTGGACATATTCTTTAGAGTTTTTAAGTGTATCAAATATAGAGAATAGGCTGATGCCTGTTTCCTTTTCTATATCTCTCATTGACATATCGGTTTTGTGGTATACCTCAAACATCTTTTGGTCATACCAATGAAGGTCTTCCATAACCTCCCAAACCTTGTCTATTAACTTCTCAAAGCCTTCTGCTTGTACTCGGTCAAACTCCTCCTCTGCAACATCGTACTCAACCATATCGCCTGTGTATACCATCAAGTCTTTCTTGTTCTGGAACTGCCTCGTCATATTACGAAGGGTTACCCATACAAAGAGCTTGTTGGGTTGGTTCTTGTACATAATGCGTTCTGGGTTCTCTACATACTTATTGAGTCGTATGTACATCTCTTGCACTATGTCTTCGGCATAGCTACCTGCACCGAACTTGTGAACCATCTTAATCCATTCCTTATGATGTCCTGCAAGAAGGTCTAATACTGTTATCATTGTTCAGTTGACCAAGTGACTACTAAAGCAAAAATCCCAAAGCACAACTGCAAAGAGTGGTACTTGGGATTCTCAAAGTCTTCATTCATAGTGGAGTTCCAATAGTTAACACCTATTAGAATCCCTGCAAGGGGTGCTATGTCAATCGCAAAGTTCATTTTGAGTAGCAAGTTTAGTTAGTTCTTGCTCCATAATATACAACTTTTCACGAGTTATTGACAGTTCTTCACGAGTTTTTTGTAAACGCTCGGTTAGTAAGGCATTCTGCTTGGTCAGTCCCCAATCCATTCCTTCCTCTTGAGAGCCTCGTAGCTTGTCCATAATCGTACAACATTGGTTGAAGAACTGCATATAGTCTCTGTCAAACTTTAGGTTCATCTCGTGTCCCTTTGTAGCGTGTATGATAGTAGCGTGATTCTTCTTACATACTCTTGCTATCTCAAGTGTCGTGTACAAGTCTCTTGCTGCAACCATAAAGGCAAACCTTGCCATAACATTCCTACGCTCTCTGGAGGGTGAGATTCTATGGTTTCCTGTATAGTTATCGTACTCCTCTTGTAATTGTAATATAGTTGCTCTCATTTTAGATGTTCGTTAAGGTTATCAAATCTTTCTTCGTAAGCGTTAATCTTTCTGGTAAGGTTTCGTATCGTTAGCTTGAGGTCAGCGTTCTTTGCTTCTGCCGCCCATACCATCTGCTGAACATCCTCTACCATACCTATGGAAGCATCTATAGCAGAGTATATACTAATGAGGTCAATGAATATATCCATCTCATACTCATTGCTTGGGTCTTGAGGTTTAAGACCATTGGCTATCTGCATTAAGTCTTGATTCTTTTGTCTTAACCATAAGAGGGCTATGCTCTTGCTACCGCCTCTTACCCAACTGTAATCTTCTTGTTTTAATTCATCCATCTTAAAAAGGTAAATTGCTTTGTTTCTTTTCTTTCTTGGTGATTAGATTCTCACCGTGTATCTCAAAACCTACATTATTAGGTACACTTCTTAATCTTACAGGCTCATCTAATGGTGTAGGTCTACCACCTGTCTCCACCTCTTTCACCTTGCGTATATGTACTTGGTTGTACATCCATTCGGTAGGGTGTTGAATATAACGATGTATCACTACAAAGTCATCAGCCCTGTTAACAAACTTACCACCGCCCTCAATATCCGCTGCGCTTGGTGGCATAGGGTGACCTGCATACTCGTGTCCTGCGGAGTGCTTCATTCTTAAAGCATTGGTTACCGCGTGAGCATTAAGCCAGATACTTACATCGTGTTGCTTTGCCCAATTCCTAAAGTGGGTACTCACCTCATAGTCGTACTCGTGACCGCCAAGTGTTTTAAACATCTCTTTATCCTTTACTAACGAGTTGTAAGGATCAATCAAGAATCCATCAAAGCCCTCTTCGTGATAGATGTCTGTAGCCTCCTCAATCAAATCCTTGTAGGTGTACATCTTCTTATCGGTGTCAATGATAACAAAATATCTTTGAACTAAATCAAGAGCCATCTGAAACTCATCTTCATCTATCTTATTTATGGGTTTACCCAAGAAGAACTCCGAGAGCTTCTTTGCGATAGATACAGGTGTGTTCTCGGAACTGAATACAAGCCACTTAATATCGTTGACTATGGTTTGCAATAACATTAGGTACAACATCACGGAGGTCTTACCAACATTTGCGTGTCCTAATACTACATTGAAATTACCTCGCTTGAAGCGGAGGTGGTCATCTAAATTCCATTGCCCGAACTTGAGACCTTCTTTAACTTTGCCCATTCGGACATCGTCAAGTTTACCGAACACATCGGCATAAGATATTTTTGACATAGTTGGTTTAAGTTAAAAAGGGAGCGCAAGTGCGCCCCCCTAATATAGTTCTTTCTTTAGAATGGCAAACCATCCGCTACAGGTTGAGGTTCTTCTCTACCTTGAAAGTGTTGCTGATGAGTCGCTTGGGCTTGGGCTGCGCCCTTCTTCATAACCCAATCAGCAAAGAGTTGAGCATTCGCAATAACTACTTGCGGTGTTCCACCAATCTCGGCTGCTGCCTTGAGAGCCGTTTGGCGAATGATTGATTCGTCTTTAGAGGTATGTGTACCACTTGGAGCAGATGTGCTACCAGAGGGTGCTACATTTGCGTATTGTGGGTTAACAGGTTTGACCGTGTAGTAGGTCTTACCATTGTACTCTCTTGGGATGTAATCGTAAGTAGCCTCCTGTCCTACTGCAAACTTTGTTTGGTTCGGGTCTTTGGAGTTGTACTTACCATTATCTCCATTTTCAAATGTTACATAGAACCCATAAAGTGTTCCATACTGACCGTTGTACGGCTCTCCTGCGGACTTAATGTCCTTGACAATAGATGTTTTAGTCATCATATATAATTTAGTTAATAATTCAAAGTTAATAAAAATGTTTACTGCTCAAACATTGGATGTAGTTTTTCTGCTATCGCTTGTACTACATCAACAGTTACTGCATTGCCACATTGCTTGTAGCGTTGGGTGTTGCTCATCTCCTTGATCTCTCCATCGTAAATACCTTTGGAGGTGTGGTTATCTGGAAATCCTTGTAGCCTCTCACACTCTATCGGTGTTAGCCTACGGATGCGGTAGTCTTGTATAGCTGCTTGTTCACATAATGTATCAAGCGTTTGAGCCTGTTGCTTACCCACTCTCCCTCTTCTTGTCGTAGAGTTAATAGCAGTAAGGTTAATAGCATCTCCTTCAGTTGCTATGTCATAGCCTGTAGAAGTGGCAGATTTTACTTTAATTACAGGCTGACCACTACCATCTTCTCTTGCTCGTGCAGGAATTGTAGGACAATCACCTCCTTTAACTTCCCTAAAGCCTTGACCATCTTTATGCGTTCTCCAAGTACCTACTTTTATTTCTTGTGCAGACTGTTTACATTCACCAATGAACGAGCCGTTGGCGTTTCCTGTGTATCTTGCGGTGAGGGTATTTGCTCTTGGGTGGTGTCCCTGTACGCTAATATCCTGTCCTGTGCCTGTTGTGATAGGAAAAACTCCTCCCCAATCTCCTCTGGTTTCTGCAAGATGTCCGACAAGGTATATCCGCTCTCTATTTTGGGGTAGAAACCACGATGTATTAAGCAGTTGCCATTCAAGTCTATAGCCCCCAATGTCAACAAAGGCTTGGAGGATTGCCGCAAAGTCTGCCCCATCGTTTGAGGAGAATGCTCCTTTAACATTTTCCCAAATAAAAACTCTTGGTCTACATTCTCCGATAAGCCGTATTGCTTGAGCGATAAGACTGCTTCGGTCTCCTGTGAGACCCTTGCGACTTCCAGCTTGGCTAAAGTCTTGGCAAGGACTTCCAAAGGTGACAAGGTCAATTCTTGGGAGGTCTGCTCCCCGAACATCTGTAACTGATCCGACATAGGTGCTATCTTTAAATTGGTGTTGGTATACCGCTACTGCGTGTTTATCTACTTCCGAGAAGTAACTGTTGACCTTAAACCCTGCTCTCTCAAATCCCAAATGGAATCCTCCAATACCAGAGAATAAGTCTAATTGGTTAATCTCTTTCATAACTTTAGTCTAACCTCAACTTCACAATAATTCTTTTCAACACTCTCGTCAAAAGTGATAGTGAGCCTGTGATAGTATTTAGGACTATCGTCTGCAATCCATCCGTTAGCAACGAGAGTATCAGCAGTAAATTTTGAAACAAGAACAAGATTGTCCACATCGGCACGAGTATTGTACCTAATATGGATAGACATACTCTCTGCAAAATGGTGGTCATAACGAGCCAATTCTGCTTCAACAATTTTTTTATATTCATCTTTTGTTTTTTTTCTAAATGTCCAATGCTTACCTGCGTAGAGTGAGTTAAGACTTATCGTCTTCGGTAGCGTGAGGGAGAGCGTTAATTCGTTCATATTCCAATTCTTTTTCTAAATGGTGAATAGCCTTTAAGATGTCTTGTGCTTTAGGATTGTCTTTCTTCTTACCTGCTCGTAGTAAGTAGGCGATAGCTACACCCATATTGTAAGAGTCTCTTGCGAAGTCCATACACACATCAAAAGCCTCAATGCCTTTGTACTTACCTAAATAGTAACTTGGTGTCAACCTCTGGCTTGTGGTACTTGGAGAGGGCATTGCCGTTGAATCGTTTGAAGAGTCTTCTGTCATCGGGAAATCCGAAGTGTAGGTAGAAGTGGTCTTGTAAGGTTTGTTCGTTGATTTCATATTGTTCTGGGTATTCAGTTTGCTTAATTTTTACTACGGTCTTCATTGATCTTGTATGCGTTAAACATATCCATAACAGTTTCTGCATCTATACCCTTACGAGCATAGTCTCTAATGATAAACATCTTTAGGTGGTTCATCTCTTTGGCGAGGGCTTCAACTCGTGCCTCGCACAAGTTCAAGTATTGGTCTTTAATATCCATAGTTGTTTTTGATTTGATACGAATGTACACAAATTTATTTACAACCAACATAGAGAGCAAAAAAAAGAGGCGAATGCCTCTATATATAAATATATCTATATCTCTCTATATATATAATAAGAGACCTATAGGTCTCTATATATTACTATATATAATATCTCTATATATAATATATATATAAAAAAAAAGAAAGGTGGGATAACCCACCAAACTTAAACACTATATGTTATCAACGATTATTTAACATTACCTCTCTTATCAAGTGATCTTACTGCGAAGTAACCTCCTACAACTGTTACACTTAACATATTCCATAGACTTATCCAAGCAGGGTCTACCTGTAGGTAGCCCAACCCATCAAAGAAGGTGGTAATTACCAGAAAGCTAATCACTACAATCAAGGTTAGTGGTCTTACATTCTTGCTTAACCAACTATCGCTTTTCATATCAGCTCTCCAACGAGAACTTATCTCGGACTCAATAGAAGCCTTTATAGCGGCTTTCTCCTCTGGAGTTGATACATACCTATCTACGACATTAGAAACGGCTTCTATCGTCTCCTGTGCGCTTTTTCCGAGTAGTTTTGTTATTAGTGGATTCATTACAATTCTTTTTACAAGTACATTCCTTTGGTTCAGTTACACAATACTTAACTGCCACAAGCCTCGCAATCTGGGTTATCAATGCTACAGGCTTTCTCATTAGCCTTGTCATTAGTCATCTCATCTACAAAGTCCTCAAAGGAGTCTGCAAACCCAAAGTCGGTGTTATTCATTTATTTATTGTTTTGTGAATCTTTATATCCTTTCTCGTACTCATCGTGCATCTCAAGAACATAGATTCTATCCTCTATGTTGTTGATTACAATAATCTTTTTATCAAGCCTTTCGTGTACGGTATGTAGTTCCATCTTGAGTGATGAGAACTCTGCATAGATACCACCTGCTGCAAACACTGCGGCAACAAGCCATATCAACATAGACCAATTTTCCTTCAAAAAAGATTTAGTCTCTTGAGCCATCTTTCTTATTCATTAGATACCACCGTTGAGCAGTATACCCAATGGAAGCTAAAAGCAAAGTAATTTTTAGGGTTGCCTCTATATTAGCGAAAGATAACGCCATCGTTGAGGTATTCATTAGTAATACTTTTATATCTGTAGCATCCATTTTCATAATCGTTTGTAGCGTGTCTTGCCTCCATCATTGTAAGCAACTAACACCTCGCCTCTATTTCTACCCCTTGTATATGAGCAATGAACCCAAGCAGGATTCACCTCATTACCGAACTCCCATATAAGTTGGTCAAAGTCAGTATGTTCTTTAAGATAACCAAAGATTGCAGCGTTTGTGAGGTTTCCGTAAACATCTGCATCCAAGTCTATTGCCTCTCCCTTACAATGTTGAGAGGTACTGCTACCACCAATAATCCTGTTAAGAGAAGCACTACGATAGCCAGAAGTAACCGCAATAGGTACTCCAAAGTAATCACGAAGAGGCTGAAAGATATTCTCTGCAAGAGCTTTAAGATTCTCCATATGCTCAATAGTCGGCTCATTAGAGATACCTTTCTTAATTGCAGTAGCAGATTTCTTTAGTTCTTGTAACGATAGATTCTTGGATAGTTGCATTAATCTTCATCGGTTAGATAAACACTACCTACACCTTGCGCTCTTACAGAGCCATCACAACAGTCTATTGAATATGTTGAGGTCTCCCAACATAGGCAACCTCGCCTCCCCCCTTTAGGGGAGGTACGAGAAGGTATGTAGTTATGATCTTGCATTATGGTAAATCGTCTTCAGTTGGTTCTGGAAAGTATTCAGGATGCAACTCCTTACAAGCCTCTGTCCATTCCGCAATAGCAGAAGATGAACCGAAAGTATGGATACCCATAGGCGCACACCATACCATAGCACTATCCCAAGACTCTACAGGCTCACCATCCCATAGAACATCTATATGGTAGGTAGAAGATAGTACAGGTGCGGTGAGTTCGTTTCCTTCATCATCGTATGTACCTTCAGTCTCTACCAAGTGTCCAAGATGAACAATAGCGTGGCTATGCGTAGGGTTAGAATCCTCGTCTAATCCTAATGCGTTGATTTTAGTTGTTGCTGCTCCTTTAGAGCCGAATGAGTATTTTCTAAATGTTTTCATATTAGATTGTTGTTAGTGCTGCTAATTCTTCGTTTGATAATCGTGTCTTGAAAAGCATTGCTTGATGTACAGGCTCAAATAAATCATTTGCCCCCATTTGATTTCCTAAATCAATTCTATTACACGCAGGTATTGTACCTGCCGTTCCTGCTCCGCTAATAATTTGTGTGCCATCTAAATACACAACATAATCTCCATTCTTGTAAGCAGCAGCAATCTTGTGCATTCCTTTAGTATTGAAATTTGCTGATGTCCCCAAGAATAATTGACCGCTTGAAGTTCTTACATAGAAGTCAATTTTATTTGATGATGAAACATAAACCACAATTCTATTTGATGTAGTCCCATTGGAAAGAGCCATTATTCTGCGAGTCGCTGACTGACCAATAAGATTTTGGTCATACTCAACAAACATAGTTCCTTCGGTTTGACCAATTATATCAGTAGCAGATGTTACATAAGTTGTTTCTTCAACACGACTCACACTACTCCCATAGGTAGGTATGTAGGATGTTGGGTAGTTTACATCTTTCTCGTGAGACGCTCCATATACATATAGGTAAGAATTAGCAGCACCACCACGATTTACTCCAACACTTAATTGAAATTGCGGGTCAACACGACCAGCTTCTGCAATCGCATAACATCTATACCATCCATTGCCGTAATCTTCAATACCAGCATCCACATAATAAGCAGAACTTGTTGGTGCAGAATATATAGTTCCGTTTGATAAGTCGTAATTAAAAAACAAATCATTTGCGGTTTGGTCATAGTAAGTAATATTTAAAATGTTATTACTGCCAGATTTTGCAAAAACGCTAACGACTTGATTTAGACCTATCGTAGCGGAAATATTGCCCTCCTTAACCCAAGCGGCTCCTGTACTATTTGGTCGTATTAGTTTAGTAGCATTTTGCACACCTTCGGGAGATACAACACTATTATTTTCAGAGGTCATCCCTGAAGCCGCACTCCAAGTAACACCTGCTGCTATATATTCACTATGGTTTATCAAGTTAGTCCGTAGTGGCTCTAACAATAGTGCAGGACACGAACTATCCGTATAATCTAATCTTGGAGTATTGTCTGTAATACCTCCCTCTACGGCAGATGTAGTTGTTTCTATATAGTCTCTTGCTACAAGTCCCTGCTCAAGTTGGGCATCTTGGATGTATATAGAACCAATAGTTCCCGAACTTGTGCTTGAACTTACTGAAGGATATATTCTTATCAATGAAGGTGCATTGTCATACACTACAGAGCATCTATACCATCCACCACCTACAGATTCAATAGATAAATCAACTAAATTAGTTGATGAACCTACAACTCCATTTGCCAAATCAAAAAAGCCCTCTGCATTGATTGATGGTCCAAAAGTTCTTAATCGTAAATTATTAACAGAATTGGCTTTAGCATAAATGCTTAAAGTACCAACATTTCCAGATGCTACATATTGAAATATATAGCCTTCCGAACTGCTATCTAACAACCAAGCATCCGAACTACCATCGTAGCCGCTTTGACCACCTGTTACACTTGAGTTGGCTGCACCCCAATTAGTATTGAAGTTATTACTCTGCACCAAAAGGTTTTGAGTCTCCTTCTCTATATTACCATCTGCATTAACTCTCGTAGCAGCACTTGCACGAGTGAAAGTAAAATCACCATCACCGCTTACAGGCTTTTGGCTAAACACTTTACCTGTCTTTGTTCCGCTTGGTATAAGTACCAAACTTGATTTATCGTATATGTTACTCATATCTTATGCCGTTAATGCTGCAAGTTCAGCGTTTGTTAAAGCCGTAGGGAATACTAATACTTGATAGATACGACCATAAAAGTTTGATAAGCCATCGCCTCTATCAAATCCAATTCGTGTAAGTGTTCCATCAGGAAATGTATTTAAGGATAAATCTTCGTCAATAAAAGTTCCATCAAAATACATCGCTCTGTAATCTGTTGCATATGAAATTGCAACCTTGTATTTATTATTTATTGATATTGAACTCTTAACAAGATTACCTTGACTAACTCCTGCAACCTTCATATCATTTTGAAAGTTACTTGTTCTAAATCTAAATGGAAATATATTGTCTAATGTCCCATCGCCTAAAGCAATGTGGGCATTATCTTCAAAGTATTCTGCTTCTACATATAGTGTACCACTTCCATCACCTAATAAATCTGCAACCCCTGTAAGAGATGCTGCATCACCAGACCTCGTAACCGCAGAACCCATAGTAGGTATGTAACTTGTAGGGTAACTTCCTGCTTCTACTTGATAACCATAAACAAGCATATCACAATTAAGGTAAGTCCCTGTACAGCCACTACCACTCTCTATATTATCAAAGAATATATTCCAACCACCTTGTGTACTTGTAATGGTTTTACTGAATTTTTGCCATTCAGTTGTTACTTCAAATGTTTCTGCGCCTTGAGGATTTACACAACCATTATCAGCACCAATACGAATTTTTTGAGTACCGCTTAATGATTTAGCATAAAAAGAAATTGTATAAGTTGTTCCATTATTTACTGCAATACTTGCATACACACCACCACGACCTGCGCTTGTTGCTTGAAATCTTGTAGCATTTAAAAGTCCTTCTGGACTTGCTCCATAATTGCTTGTAATTGTTTCAGTTCCTAATCCATTCCAAAAAGTACCAAAGTATTCTGAATAAGGATTTATATTAGTCCTTTGAGGCTCAAGTAAAAGACTCGGACACGAAGCACCACCACTATAATCTAATCTCGGTAAGTCCTCTAATATACCTGCTTGTGCAGTAGATGCTCCTGTTTCAATGTAGTCAGTAGCAACCAAGCCTAATTCTCTTTGAGCATCAGCAAATAAAATCCCTGAAGTTCCATCTCCCGCCCAACTACTAACGCCTAAATCTTCAAGCAGATATACTTGAAGTCCATATTGACTTGTTGTTGATGAGCCACTACCTGTTATTGATATTCTATACCAACCATTTCCTGCACTTTGTATATCAGTATCAATCAAAGTGCTTCCTGATTGAGAAACTATCGTGCCATTACTCAAATCAACTTGTACTGATAAGTCAGTCGCTCCTGTATAGGTTACAAAGTTTACAAAGTTATATCCATCTGCTTTAGCATAAATACTTGCGGTGCGAACATCATATGACCAAGTTTGTATTTGCTTTATTCTATGATAAGTTGTACTTGTGCTTGGAACAACCTTCCACGCATTGTTTGAACCATCATATGATGTATAACTACTTATTGCAGTAGTATTATCTTTATTCCATTGAGAGCGACTAAAATCATTAGAATACAGCAAGAGATTCTCTCTACCCTTCTCAATAAGACCATTAACATCTACCCTTGTAGCAGCAAGATTTGAACCCCTACTAAATGTAAAATCCCCATCTCCATCAGTAGGGCGTATGCTATACAACTTACCATCCTTCACCGCTGAAGGTATCATTACTAATGAGGCATCCTTATACAGACTCATATCAATTCGTTTAATTCGTTAATAGTACAGGTTCTCGCTTCGGTATCACCTCCTGCGGCTTCTACCCTAACATCATAAGCATCCATTAATTGTCTGCCTCTATCTGCTTGTGGGAATCTTCTCAAAGATTTAGAAACACACTCAAAAGCCTCCATCGTAGCACCATCTTCTAATGCTCTTTGTTGGAATTGTGCAGGGTCTAATATATAGAACATTGCACTTCCCCAACCTATCTGGTTAGTGAACGCATCACCACTACCCCACCAAGTAGAGCCGTAGATTGCTCCATATCCTTTTTCATCACTTGCCATTATTCTCTAATTTTTTTACGAGTTTCTGTAGCCTTTTTAGGTTAACCTCCTTTGGCTCGTAGCGTTTCTTACAACTGCCAACCGTTGAAGACCGCATCTTTGTCTGGGTACATATCATCATTCGTTGCTCCATTATATTCGGGATAGCTTGAGTTGTTAAAAGCCATAAAGTCAATAAACCTACGAGTGTAGTGTTCAGCTATATCTCTGTGCTTATTCGTTAAGAAGTCCACCTCGTTCTTCTCCATCGCTATACTGTTCTCTGCCGTGTGCTTGTAAGCACCTCCATTACCTATCGTATAGGCAGCGTGAGGTAAATACTCTACCATAGCCCAATGGATCAACATAGGTTGTATATAGTCATCTAACAAAGTAGCATAAGCTACAGGTAGCGTATCTGCTATGATGTCTTCACGCAACTTATCGTACAACTTTGTACCCAAGTAGTTTTGAATATGTATCTCCTGTGCAATCTCTATAAATTGCAAGAACTTATCGGAGTCTACATTTCCAGAGATTACGCTATTGCGTACTAAATCGTCTCTTTTTATGAATAAAACCTTTGCCATTATTTTCCGTAATTAGGGTGATGCCCTTGTCTTGGCATATCAATCGGTGCAGTAGATACCTCTTTAGGGTTTTTAGGTAGTTTAAATCCTGCTCTTACCGCTTGGTTAACATTAACATATTTAGTTCCTCGTAGGGCATCGCCACCATAAGGTTCACCATTCTTCTTCATTTTCTTCTTGTAGATTCTACGCTCCCATCTATGGTAGCAGTTTACTCCTCCTTTGTACTTAAACAAAGAATAGTTTCTACCTTTGTGTCCAAAGCTCTTGTTAACACCTCTTGCGGACATCTGCCCAATATCCTCTTTGCGGTACAATTTCTTTTGAGATAACATAGTCTTGCAGAAAGCACGAGAAGAGCCTTTAGAAGTCTTCTTTGTACCCTTCACATACTTGTATCTTACCTTGTATATCTCGGAGTCTTGGTTACTGTCTTGTGTAGCGGATAAGTTGACTAATCCATTTAGGTATTCTTCAGTATCAAACTCCTCTGGTTCATCGTCTCCTACAATCTCTGCATCAATGAGTTCATAGCCCTCTGGCTCTTCCTCACCCAAGTCAGCCAATGCATCTAACATCTCGTGGGCTAACTCGTCATCAAGAAAAGGGCGGCTATCCTCGCTTAATTGTTCTATAGGTACGCAGTTCGGTACTTTTCTGCCGTTCTTCATCTTCATACCTACCATCTCATAACCCTCCGTACAAGGGTCATCAGCATCCTTCAACTCGTCTTTGCATCCGCAGTCGCTACTCAACTCCTCTTTTACTTCCTCCTCCATATCAATCTGCAACTCTAAAGGTTGTAGTGTCTTGAAGTATAAGTTAAGGCTCACCTCATTCACCGCAAGAATGTCATCACAAGCATCCAAGATCAACTCTTGAATAGGTCTAACAACCGTGTTGTGGAATAAGAGACTTGCAGTCTTCAACTCATCAGCATTGTTACCTAACCCACTATTGTCCTTGATACCCATCAGCATAGGTGAAGTAACCCTATGGGCTACCATCAACTTACGCATACTCTCGTCTGCCAAGAATTGGTACTGCTCACTTGCATCCGATAACTGTACAGGCTCAATACTTGCAGCCATCTCCTTGTTATCGTTAAATGCCAAGATGAACTTACCAGAATTAGATGAACCGCTAAACTTCTGTATGATTCTTCTCTCTATAAGCTCACGCTCTTCCTCCGTTGGTACACCATTGTTGAAGTTAATCAACATACTTGGCGATAAGCCGTTCTTAATGTTGTTGATGTGGTAGTTTGCTACCTCCTCTTCTAACTCTGCATAAGGCAATCCACCTTGATAGTCTACAGGTGAGTAGTAATAGAATCCACTACGATAAGGCTTGATACAATAAATCTCAAGACCCTCACCTTTCTCACCGTGACCAAACGCAGGTATGCGTACAGGCTCAAAGCCTCTCTTACGAATCTTTGTCCAATCTTTAGAGTAGTAGTAACCACATACATCACCATCCTCGTTCATCTTCTCAAAGCGTAAGGTCTCAATAGGCATATGCTCTACTTGTACGATCTTACTTTTGTCCTTGTTGTAGATGACTTGGAATGCTGCTTGACCCATAGCCTTCAAATCAAAGGTCACCTTCCTCATACAAGTACGAGAGAACAGAGACTTCATCTGTGCATATTGGTCTGGCTTTCTTTGAGCATCGGTAGCGTATAGCCCCTTGCCGTAGATAAGCTCACTCATACCATTTATAATGGCATTGTTTGTAGCGCTACCATTGTACCTGTCTATAAGGTATTGGAAGTAGTTATTGTCCTCGCCATATGCTACCCATTGCTTACGATTGTCTTCTACAACCTGTGGGGTAGTATGCGTTGCAAGGTTTACGATGCGTATATTGCTCATCGGTAAATGTATTGATTATCATTATCAGTATCCTCGTAATAGGTGAACTCACCATTGTTGACACTAAACTTCTCAAGGTCGGTTTGATTCGTACAATAAACCTTACCTCTATATATCTCGTTAGAGCCTGTTATTCTTATAGTGTAATACTTACCCTCTACGAATGTATAAGAAGGTGTTATATGCAAGTAATTCGCCTCCTTCGTAGCCGTTAGAGACTCCGTAGCGGATACATTGGTTTCCTCATCTGTAATCTTAACAGATACACTTGTATCAAACGCTCTCGGAACGAAATATATCTTCTTGTCTGTTGTAGTTACTATATGCATAATAGGTTAACCACCAAGAGGTATAAGTGTTATATCAAAAAGAAAGGGCAACCCCGAAGAGCTGCCCTAACAAAACCAAAACACCTATGTCAAGTGCCGTTGCTAATATACTACTTTCTTACGAAGTAACAATATTTTCTGTAGCTGAACTCATTCCTGCAAATGGGTTGCCATCAGTTGCTCCATCAATGAAGTTAGCAGCAGTTACTTCCATAGCGTTGAAAGTAAGAGTGTAACCACTCATATCTCCCATAGCTGCTCCAGAGGCAATAGTACCACCTGTTACATCTGCTCCGTGTTCACGACCTACCAAGTAAGCGTTGCCGTTGTAGTCCTCTACAATGATGTGAGGTCTGCCGTAAGCCAATAACTTGATTTCGTTGTTATCCTCCTTGCTCAATTGAGGCAAAGTAAGGCTAACCGCTTGGTCAAAGAATACTGTTCCGTTCTCACGAGAAGCGTTAATAGTTTGCTCTACACTTGATGTGCCTTTCAGCGCATACTTGTAGGCATCAAATGTTCCTGTCATATCAGTAACCTCATCGGATGTAACAGAGATAGTTCCTAAATCACCGAAGTCTACAAAGTAAACCGCTTTAAGACCACCTACTGATTCACGACAAGGTAACGCACGACCTTTTGTTAAATCACAAGCCATAATTTCTTTTATTTTTTTTATAAAAAAGGGCAGACAAGCATATGCCTACCTGCCCCTTTAATTATTAACTAAACTAACTCTTATGAGTATAGTACGATGTCAGCACCAATTCCGTATTGTACACCTGCGGTAAAACGCATTACTACACGAACATTTTGTGATCCATCAAGGTCAGCCATATCAATTAGCTTCACCTCGTTGTGGTCAGCCAACAAACCTGTACCGAAGAACAAGTTAGACTTCTGTGCTGCTACCATTGTATTGTCGCTCAATCCAGAACATACGAACAATTTAACACCATCAAAAGCAAGGTCACCACCATTGAACCAAGTAGTACCTTCGTTGTTTACACCATTAGCACCCAAGCCTGAAGCACCGAATCCACCCAAAGCACGGATGTATGCACGAGCAACATTAGATGCTACATAGATGTATAGGTCTTCTTTTCCGTATACTGCGGTAGAGATAGCATCAACTACTTTACCCAATTCAGTAATAACATTTGCAGCAGAAACAGTAGTACCTGTTACATCTACAACTGTTGCATCAGCAGCCAATAGAGCTTCAAATCCGTTGAACTCACCTGCGTTAGCAGTTGCTCCTTGCCAAATGTTCTCTTCAGTCTTCTGTGCTACTTTAGCAGCGATGTGACCGATTAAGAAATCAGCGAATGATGGAGGAAGGCTATCAAAAGCCGAGTAACCCATTTGGATTGCTTCCCAATCGT